AGTCAAGTTACAGAACTGTCCATCTCTCAGAATGATTTCACTACAAGGATTACAACCAAAGTCGTGGTCTGTGTCACGCCTACCAATAGACTCTACTTGTTTAATCGCGGCTTCTCTGTTGAAGATACCACGCTCACCTGACTTAGACTCGTACAGTGATGTCCACTCTTTCATAAAGATACCTATATCAGGTTTCTCTGTATAGCACACACTGTTGTTACTTAGTGCCATCTCAGGTGTATCCGACCACCACTGACCACTCTTAGCGTTACGCATACGCTCGTCAGTTAGATTAGATAGAGAGATAAGGGCTGACCTGCGTACACCACCTACGACTACAACCTCTGCAATCTTACACATCATACGGTGACACTCATAGCTAGTCAGCTTACGCCCACCTGCTTCTTTAAATATGTTAGTAGAGAAGTTAAACAAATCAAGTAGAGGTTCAGGACCACTAGCTCTACCACCGAATGTCTGTAGTCTAGCACCTTTTGGTCTGACCTTAGAGAAGTCCCACTTAGGCATCTCACCATCATACAAGTAAGTAATAAGTTTACGGAACGCAGACTGCCATCCCTCTTTGCTATCTTGTACGACAATAACATCCTCTACATCTACCATAGTTTCAGGTACATCAGGTAGTTTGTTGACGTGCTGTCTCTCTACGCTGAACCCTACACCAGTACCGTGCATCAATATAAATAGACACTCATCAAATGCTTTGGGATGGTCTACACTAAGGTAGGCACAGTTGTACCCTGCTATATTATTCTTAGCAAGAGCCGGACCTGCAGTCATAAGAGCTCTCATACTAGGCATAACTTCTAAGTTACATACTGCTTCCTCAAGTATCTTCCTAGTCTTAGGTACTAACTCTTGGTTTGTATTTTCTTTTAGGTGCTCTTCCATAAAGTCGAAGTACCTAGCTACGGTCTCCTCCCAAGTCTCTCTCCGCTTCTTCTCAGGTAGCCACCTTGCGTACCTGCTAAGTGCAATAAAGTTTTGGTAATCATTTGGTAATTTATTCAATTTATTCATCTCCTTCTAGTGGGTCGATTTCAATGTTTATCATCTTGCTACCATTGTCATCTAAGTAAGTATTATATTTTAGTCTTCCGTTTCTGTGCATAAGTATCGCATCAGTTATTCCTCTATCATAACATTTAGTACCGTGTCTCCATATTAGGATTGCCCCTAATGTAAGAAACGCTAATGACATCATAATAAAGTTTTCAGTAGGTATCATCAACATCGTCAAACTCCTCCCGTTTGTCTATTAATTTATCCTCGAACTCGTGTAAGATATCTTCTGTTGTTATGTCTAATACCTCACACAGAGTACAAGGGTCTATTGCTTCTTGGACTATACGTTCTTTAAGTTCATTAAGAGTTAGAGCCATACTGCCCTCCCTCGTGTTCTATAAGTTTATCTAAGAACCAACGAGCTTTATTTAAGTCTTCTAATCCGTTTTTAAATCTCCACCTGCAGATGTATTTAGTTATCGAGGCAGTTAGGTAGTCCATATCTTGGTCTAAGATAAAATCTATGACCTCAATGTTACCTTGTTTATAATGGTTAGGATTTATTTTATCTTCGTCCATTTCTTTAGTTCCTTAATTTCTTTAGTTGAAAATACTTTGATGTCGTACTTCTCACACCATTTCCTGTAAGTAATTTTATTACCCTTAGCTACTTTAGAATCGGGGCGGGGCATCAAGAATATTAACTCCTTACCTTCAAACCTAAGTTGTTCAGCAATTGATTTATATTTCTGTCTGTCCCCACTCCGAAAGAACCCTTTAACTTCTATGTGGTACTTGCCTTTAACAAAATCAGGCGTATAGTTTTTACGGATAGTATAGGCTATCCTACAAGGTTCATACTTCCATTCCTTACCAAGAGCTTCGGAACATTCTTTCTCTAGCTTACTGCGAAACTTTATTGCCATCTCTATCCACCTCTATTACGTTAGGTAAATGTACAACCTGCGTCAAGTAACGAGGTCCATTAGAGTATAAGAATGTTCTTAGGTCTTCACCCCAACAATCGTGCTTATATGCACAGTAACTACAACCAACGGCAAGTTTCATATTGCCTGACTTACCATCGGGTATAGTCTCATAACATCTCTCAGGTGGTGTCTCTGATTTAACTATTTTCTTTATATTCTTTATTCTTTCAGGTATAGAGAAAAAGTTTAACTTCGACCAGTACCATTGAGACTCATCAGCCATATCATACTTTAGATATGTAAGATGTCCGTTGGTCTTATCCATAACTAACCAACCAATATCTGTCGTATCCTCAGCGTGAGCATAGCCTTTGATTTGGTCTATATATCCAAAGGGGTCATCATTAACTAATGAGCCATCCTTGAACTTCTTAAAGCCATAAGATGATGCTGATTTAACATCAGTAAGTACACCGTCAATCTTACAGTCCATAGAGCCTTTGATACCGTCTACTTCTACTTGCTTCTGTTCGTGTGTCACATCGTGACCCGAAAGTTTAGTAAGAGCTAGTACCATCTCTTCAATCAAGTGACCATATAGGAACTTGATTCTTGTATGGGGTAATAGTTTCTCACCCTCATAGCCATTATAAGAATACCACAACTGTCTATCTTTCTTACCTATGTTAGACATACGGAGCTTACGTCTATCAAACTCGTGCTCTGTGATATTATCTCTCAATATCTGCTTCATATTCTCACCGAAGTCATTTATTACTTGTTCGACAGGCACACCTTCAGGAATATCCTTGGTGTCAATCATACGATATATGTCGCTTACTAGAGTATCTGTACTCATTGTTGTTTCTCCTCTTTGTTTAAAACTTCATAAGCATACCTCATTAATAAGTCTTTATCAATTAAGTAGGCTTTTTTAGGGCTTGTGTCTCCTCTGCTCGTAAACTGGAGTTGAGGTAATGCGTTCTGAATTATACAATCTTTAATTCTGTCAGGCTTAATAAAAATGTATTCATCGTGAGTAACAATAACCCAAACGTGAGCTTTTGTTGTCATTAGAGCAGAAGGCTTACCAAACATAGCAACCTCAATTACCAAGTTGTTTGTATATTTGCTTTTGTAGTCTTGTTTTACTTCATATCCTTCACTAATCTCAGGTATGAAAATATCATACTCTTTACAATAACCTCCTATAATAAAAGCACTATCATACTTTTTCTTTAGTATAGAGAGTACATCATTTTCAATAATTTTACCTGTTCTTAGGTCTTCCTTAAATGTATTAGTGGGTCTAACTAATGTGTCTGTTGCCACGTTTCACCTACCTTGTATTCACCGTCCAAAGGACAGTTTAGTTTAAAAGATTTACCTGCTTGAATGATAGACCCTACCGCTAGACCTCCGAAGAAGTCTGCTTGGTCTTGTCTGACCTCGCATTGAAACTCATCGTGCACATTCAGTACGAACTTATAATCTAAGTCATACTGTCTAGCATAAGAGTCCAACAGTACCAACGCTTTCTTCATAACCACCGCACCTGCACTCTGTAGTAGAGTGTTTAGTGCTGAGTGTTGTGAGCGTATGTGTAGCTTACGTCCATCTAATCCAGTAACCCAACCCTTACCGCTTGATTCGGAAACTTTCTCTCGCAGTTGTTTTAATGCAGGAGTATTGTCAAGAAAGTTCTTCTTAAGTATACGCCCACGCTTTGCACCACCTCCTGCTACCTCACCAATCTTACTATCACCTGCTCCGTATAAGAACGCATAGATAAAAGTCTTGGCTTGGTCTCTAGTCTGTAGTCCTGCTGACTTCTGATTAGCAGAATGAATGTCACCATTAAGTATCTCATTAGTGTATTTATCATCATTCATATAGTGTGCCAACATTCTAAGTTCTAGACCACTAGCATCACAACCAACCAACTTATAATCTTCGGGAACAGTCCACAAGTCTCTACAGTCAGCACCGTAGCCACCCTCAAAACCCCAAAGTATTTTACCGTCCTTACCGTGCCTAGTCGCAGGGACTTGAGCACAATTAGGATTAGAGTGTGTCATCCTACCAGTCACCGCACCGCAAGGGTTTACCCTACCGTGTACTCTACCAGTTTCATCATTGATAGCATCAACCCAACTCTTTACCATAGCTATACGCTTGGTTAGTGTCAGGTAATCTACAATCAATTGTGCTTCAGGTATATTAACAGATTTAAGTACCTTCTCGTCTACGATAGGATTGCCCTTCTCAGTAAATGCTTTGGGCTTCCAACCGAAGTGTTGTAGATACTTAGCTATCTGTTGCCTTGAGCCTAAGTTAAACTCAGGGTACTCAAAGTATCCCCAAGCACATTGCTTTACTTCGCAACTAGCTATAGCAGGGTCTCCCTCAGCATCTAACTCATCATAAAAGTGTGCACCTTTATCTAACTGTGCCTGATACCTTTTAGAGATACTGCCGTCTTTGTTCTTCATCTTGTCTTTAGGATGAACTAAGTCTACCCACACAGGCAGAGGTTTAAATCTCTCGTGTACCTCGTCCTCTATGTCTAACACTTTCTCTTTCATTTCAGCTAGTAGTTCATAGGCACGCTCTTCATTAAGTATCATACCATTATCGGTCTGTTGCTTAATAATCTCAGCCGTTGTATGTTCTAAATTAACTGCCTCAGAAAAAGTTAAATGTTTAACAAAATGATTGTAAAGAGCTTTAGTAACTCTCACATCTTGCTGACAATATTCTAACATATCGTGGCTATACTCTTCCCATCCACCTTGATAGTCATCCTTATAATCACCAAGCCTCTCACCCCACGCTCTTAAACTGTGCCCACCGTCAAGGCTAGGGTTATATAGTCTAGAAAGAACGAGAGTGTCCCGTAAATTAAAAGACCAATCCATCCCAGTAATCCTACGCAGAATAGGAACATCAAAATTAATAATGTTGTGTCCCACAAGAGTGTCGACATTCTCTGATGCCAACCATTTT